CTTTTACAGGTGTCAAGGGAAATACAGTCAGAAGGCTGGACATTTAATAAAGAATTTAATTATCCGTTTACACCGGATGCTAATAAAGAAATACTTATACCATCTAATATTCTCCAAATAGATCTTGCTAGAGATGAATCAGTTAGTAGGAACTACGACGTTGTAAGAAGAAGTGGAAAGTTATACGACAGACGCAAACATACATCTCAATGGGATACCGTGATGAAATGTGATGTTGTCTGGTTGTTTGACTGGGTAGACCTACCACGTCCTATTCAAGATTACATAGTTGCTAGAGCTGCATGTTTTACAGTTAGCAGAATTGTTGGAGACGCAAACCTATACAAGATGTGTCAAGAAAAAGAAGCATACATGAGAGCTATGGCTCTTGAGTATGAATGTAATCAAGGTGAGTTTACTTTCTTTGGACATCCAAAAGATGGAAACTTCTACACCAGCTATGAACCTCATCATGCCTTACACAGATAATGCCTAATGTTACACAAACAGTTCCTAACTATTTAGGTGGTGTATCTCGTCAGCCCGATACAAAGAAAATGCCGGGACAAGTTGTTGATGCTATCAACGCTTATCCTGACCCTACCTTTGGTTTAACAAAAAGACCCGGGTTTAAATTTCTCAAAAATTTGGGAAACGAGAATATATATGCCAATGCTAAATGGTTCTACATACACAGAGATGGAGACGAGAAGTATATAGGTTGTATTAAAGGTACAGCTATTTATATATGGAATGCTACATCAGGTGTACAAGCAACAGTTACATACACAAGCAATGCTAATACCAGTTAGAGAAGAGGAACTACTGCGAATGACTATGACGTATTGACTGTTCAAGATACCACCTTAATTACAAATAAAACAAAGACTGTAACTACACAGGCTGCACCATCATTTACAGCTAACACTGTAGGAACAGTCAGACTACGTGCTGTAACTGTAGGTACAACTTATAGCGTTACAGTTAATGGTTCTACAGTTACTTATACAACACCTAATGATTCAGCAGCAGCTGACACTATCCTAACAAGCTTAAAAACTAGCATTGATAATTTAAGTATTTCTGGATTAACAGTAACTAGATTAGATACAACACTTGAACTTAGTAGAACAAGTGCATTTACTTTGTCTGGTAAAGGTGGTGTAGATAATGAAAGATTAGAAACATTTCAAAACCAAGTAGCTAACGTAACGCAATTACCAGATAGATCTTTAAACCACAGAGTAGTAAAAGTTTTAAATACTTCTAGTAATGATGACACATACTATGCAAGATTTAAAGCTGACAATGGTACATCAGGTGTAGGTTACTGGGAAGAATTTATAGCACCAGATGTATCTGCTGGATTGACTGCATCAACTATGCCACATGAGCTAGTTAATACAGGTACTAACGCATTTACATTTAGAGAAGCTACATATACTGCACGTCTAGTTGGTGATGATACCACTAACTCACACCCTAGTTTTGTTGGTAAGAAAATACAACAGGCTTTCTTCCACAGTAGTCGTCTTGGTTTCTTGGTTGATGATAATGTTTCTCTTAGCCAAGCTAACGAGTTCTTTAACTTTTACCATGTATCTGCTAGAACACAGATAGCTTCGGACCCAGTTGATCTAAGTACATCTAGTATTAGACCAACACTACTAACAGGTGTTTTACCAACTGCACAGGGTTTAATCTTATTTAGTAAAAACCAGCAGTTCTTAATGTTTGCACCTAATGGTTTATTTACACCTACTACAACTATTATTCGTGGTATCTCAAACTATGAGATGGACATCAATATAGATCCTGTAGACAATGGAAGTAATATAAACTTTGTTAGTAAAACTCCCGGTTACACACGTATCTACCAGATGCGTACAGCTGGACAAGAAATGAACCCAGTTGTATTAGACATTGGGAGAGTTGTATCAGAATATATACCAAGTACCATAACCGATTTAATAGCTAGTCCACAGAACAGCTTCATAGCTATGTGGGGTACAAGTGCTAATGATGTGTATTTCTATAGAACATATAGTGATGGACAGCAAGAAGTTATGCAAGCTTGGTTTAAATGGCAGTTACCCGGAGTAGTACAAACACTTGCAGTAGACTCAGACGTTATGTATGCCGTCACAATGCAAGGCGGACAGTACACTCTATGCAGTGCCAGTCTTAACCAGACTCCAGAAGAATCTATTCTAGTAAACTCTGATGGGGATAAGATGAATCCATGTGTGGACTTATATGCAACTGCTAGTTCAGTTGTTTATGACCAGACAGATCCAATTAATCCTTTTAGTAAATGTTATATACCTTTTAATAATGTAAATACTTTGTCTCCAGTTCTTGTAATTGGTAGTGATGCTAGTGCCCTACAAAACCAAACTTATGTGGAATCTGGATTTACTATCACACCTACCATTGCTACAGATGGTACAGGAACCTATTACAAAGTACCTTTTAAAAATTTAACGAGTGTAGCCAGTAAAGTTATTGTTGGTTTTAAATATACATTTGATGTTGAATTACCAACTACCTATTACAAGCTAGACCCTAATGGGGTACAGACTGACTTTACAGCTAACTTAACTGTGGCACGTATGAAATTCTCTACAGGTTTGTCTGGAGTATTAGGTTTTAAATTAAAACGAAATGGTGCTGCTGAATTTAATGATGTACAGCCTATTGCACTAGCTAATTTTTATTTAGCTAATGACGTACCTCTGGCAAACCAGACAGTTGTAACAGTACCAATTCACCAACGCAATACAAACTTTGAATTAAAAGTTGTTAGCGATTCACCATTCCCTGTCTCATTAGCTTCGATGATGTGGGAAGGATATTACTCACCACGTTTTTACAGGAGGGCATAAATGAGTGGAAGTCGAAGCTCTCAAAACAAAATTATTGAACATCAAAATGAACAGATCAAAAAACAATATGAATACGATCTAAAAAATTATGAGTTTCAATATGGTTTAGAAAAAGATGCTGATGGTAATTTTGTTCAAAAATTTGATTCAGATGGTTCTAAAAAAGGTGTACTTAATAACCAATATGAATATGCTGTTGAAGGTTTAAAACTTAGAAAACAGGCTGATCAAGACGCACAAGATTACCAAGAAGAAACTGCCAATCAAAACTGGGAAATGGGTAAAGCCCAACAGGATTACCAGTGGCAGCAAGAAGATAGGATATATAAAAAGAATATTGATCAATATAATGAACAGCGTGATTTTAATGAGCTGGAATTTAATGACAATATTGCAAGAGAACAAGCTGTTTTAGAAGAACGAGTTTTAGAATCTGCGTTCCAAAACCAAGGTATTATTCAAGATTTATATGAAGCTACCGGGACAGCTGGTTTTGATAAAACACAGGCACAATTAGGATTACTTAATAGAGAAAATACTATTGAGTATCAAAAACAAAAACAACTAACTAACCTTAAACAAAGTACTAGGGGTGCTGGCTATAGAACAGCTGGTAAAGAATTAGACATACTTGAATCTAGAGGACAAGGTAGATTTCAAAAAGCTTCTGCATATTTAGATTTAGCCCGACAAGAAACTGAAAATAGATTTGCTAAAGCTCGAGTTAATTTAGATTCAAAAACACAGCAGCAAGCTTTGTCATTCCAAAATGAAATGATAAGGCGCGAGCAAAATAAGAATGCTTTAGATACTGCTAAACAAATAGAAGATCAAGAGATAGCTGCTTTAAAAGCATCTGGACAAGCACAACTTACGCAGGCTGGTAGATCTCAAGGTAAAGCTGTAAACATGATTATGGCTGAGTTAGGTAGACATAACGGATACCTAGCAGAATCTTTAATAAGAGGTCAGGATATTGCTGGTGCACGTATGAAACAAAATAGAATTAATTCACTTAATGTTGTACAGAAAGCTGCAATGGCAGAACAACAACTTGATGTCAGTTCTATACAAAACATACAAAGAACAATGACGAATGTTGGAGAGATTGATCGCACCATGAAAATGAGTGATGCAAGAAGCCAACTTGATTTAGATGAAATTAAACAAGGTGTATTTAATAATGTAGAAAACGCATCTATGGATGTTAAAAAACTTGAGACAGATTTATTAGCTGCACAAACAGAAACAGGTATTAATCTTAAAAAGATTGATTTTGATTTAGATAACCTTGGTTCTAGATTTAAAACTAATCAAGATATTATTAAAGCATCTTTAGAGAGTGCTGTCAGAACAACTGACATGAACATGAAAGATATATACAGAGCTAAAAAGCAAGCTGATTTACAAGCTGAAGCTAGAAAAATGCTTGACCCATCGGTAGGTAGAGATGAATTAAATCTAGATAAGTTTAAACCTATTGAATTACCAGATCCAATTTATCAAGATCCACAAGCCCCAGAAGTTGGACCTCCTCCAATACAAGGTGCTACACAATCTACTGTGTCATTTGGACAAGCTCTTCCCGGAGCTGCGTTAAGTGGAGTTACTGCTGGTCTTGCTACTGCTGGTGCTACTGCTGGAATGAAAAGTCTTGGTGCTCTTGCTGGTGGTCCCGCTGGTTTAATAGTTGGTGGACTTACATTTTTAGGTGGATTATTTTAACAATTAAATACAATGAGGAACTTATCTTTTCGTGGGCACGCCCAGAGTAAAGGTTTTGACCCTCTTAAGGTTCCCGATGAAACTTGGAAACTACAAGACGAAACCGAACGAACCCTACGGGGAATGCGTGAAGTCCGTAGTCAGAACCTACAGAATAGAAACGATCAACTTGAAACTTTAAAGAGTAATGCTCGTAAAGAAGAAATACAAAGAGATCGTAATTTTAATTTAGAACAAGAATTTAAGAAGGCATATCATGATGCAGAAATGCAGCATTATAATACCAGAATTTTAGATCAAGATACAAAAATAAGAGAAGCAAAACTTGATGCTCAAAGGTTTGAAAAATTAAAAGACCTTGCACCTAAAGCTTTTATGGCTGTGGCTGAATTTCAGAATCAGAGATTTGAAGCCATCATGGGCAAAGCAAGATCTATTGATAGAAGGTTAGAAGAGCAACTTGGTACAGAACAATATGATTTAGTTTTAGACGAAGTTAAAAAAGGTAGAACACTAAAAGAAGTGATGAGAGAACGTCATCCTTCTTATAAAGATACGATTGATGACAGCCTTAACGCATGGGAAATGATTGCTGTGCAAAGGCATATGGTTCGTAATAACTTTAACTCTACAGTATATGGAGACCTTGCAAACCATAAAGAAAATTTCACACGTAACGGTACTAGCTATAACAAAGAAAAACTAAATGATAAATTAATTGATGCTTCAACAAGTGTTGCAATACTAGATTCTTTTTATGAAGGAAAGATGGACCAGCTACAACAGGCTGGTTTTTCTGCAAGCTTTCTAAATAAAGAATTAAGACCAATGTTAGATAAAGTAATTGGTCAAGAAAAGAAAGAATTATTTGAAAGAGTTGCAAAGAACAAAGAAGCACAAGTATATGAAACTAGAGGTATAGAAATAATTGAACTGTGGCGTGAAGGTCCACAGGACATAATGAATGGTATAGCTGCTGTAAGTGATAAGAAAAGAAGCTTAGATGAAGACTTTCATTATGCTGAACATTATGCAAGAACTGATGATGAATATGGCATGGCGTTTTGGACTGAAACGTTTAATCAGCCAGTCCTTATTAAAGGTAAGGAAACAACAATAGCTCAGGAGTTTCCTAACAGAGTTGCTGGTGTTTATAAAAAAGCTAATGAAAGATATCAAGAAGCTGAGAAACAACACGAAGCTTATTTAGATCAAAACATAGATCAAGCTCTCACAGTTATACAAAATACTGAAGAGAAACAGGGTTATGGACAGCATCCATCAGTATATAAAAAGGTTGTTGATAATTTACTTAATGGTGAGAATGTCACAATGGCTGACCTTGAAAAATCAGCTAAAGGTAGAGCACTTATTGATGGTATGAATCGTCCACTTGAGGATTATGACAACGAGAAATGGGATGCTTGGGCTGCACAGGTAGAAGATGAAAGAGGAGTATTTACTGTTGCTGATATCATGTCTCCGCAAATCTCAGCTGCACAAAGAAAAAGATTATTTTCTAAAACACTTGAAGGCAGAGGATTATCAGCCGACTTTGATAAAAAGATAGGTTCTGCATTAAAAAAGCAGATGAAGCTTATGGCTGGCAGTGAAACAGAAAATGATATACATGCTCCACAAATAGAGTTACTGTTACCACACGCTAAAAAAGATTTTTATAAGCACTTGTTTAAATACTTTGATGAAAACAATGCTGAGAACATACAAGATAAAGACTCTTTAGCTAACGCTGCATTGAGTGATTACATATCAAGTATGAGTCATGAATCTGGTTTATATAAATCTGACGGTTTAGGTAGGGATTTTAAATACATGTTCTTCGACAATATGGCTGAAGAACTAGCCATGATAGGAACAGTAACTGCTATTTCAGATAATCCAACTTTACTTTCTGAGACTGATACTTTAACTAATGCACAAGACTTACAGATAATTAATTATGGAAAGAATGGTGGTGCAATGCCACGCATACTTGAAGAGTTAAATACCAAACTACCTAATTTAGATCCTATAGCCATAGTCAATATGAGACTTAAAGCTAATGGTGAAAAAGAGATAGAAAGAAAAGGATTAGATAATCTATTTACAGCTACTGATCCTGAGTATCGACATCTGATGACCAACATGCCATCTATGGCTAAGACTTTCAGAGCGTTAGAGCTAACAATGGAAAAGTCAGGAGATATGTCAGAAGGCAATACAGCTATGTATGAAACATTAATCTCTAAAGATATTGGATCTGCTTTTAATGAACCATATGAAGTAATTAGAACACCTAATGGATTAAAAGAAGCATCTGAAATGGGCGTATTGTTGGACACTACAACTGTAGAGCAATCCATGAATATGCTTAATTCTGGAATGGCTTCATCTATTGGTGCATTTGATTTAAACCTTGCTTCTTTCCAACGTGCTCAAGCTGCTGGAATTATAAGTAATGAAAGTACTCTTGATGCTGCAACACAGTTAGCAATTTTTAGATACGAAAAACAACTAGATACAAGTACTTTTATTATTGATGGAATGGATGAACCATTACCCGGATTAGGGCAATACTATACTTTTCCATTTAATTACAAACAAAGAAAGAAAACTAGAGGTAGAGGTATATCACAAAAACAAGCTAATGAAAGGTTTAATAAAAACATAAAAAACATAGTTAAGTTTGTTGATAAAGGATTGGATGCCCAGTTAGAAGAAGGCAGACAGTTATCTCTACAACAAGAATTTCTATTCGACAAGATAAAACAAAGTATTCAAGCTAATAAAGCAAAGGTTGATTCTGGTGAGCTAAAACAAACTAGCAGAGGTCTTAGACCTACAGAAACTACAAAAGTTGTAGAGGAAACTAAATCAAATATATTTGCTGCTGACTTTGCTACAAAAGGTTTTAACTATTACCAATTTACTGACGATATGAGACGAGAACTGGAGAGTGATTAATGGATTCTTATAATACTGGACGCTATGACTTACATGAGCGTACTATACAAAGACAAAAAGAAAAAGAATTAGAAGCGAAGTTACCTACTCCAGAAGCTAGTGGTGAACAGCCTAGTGCTCCTACAGATCCAAAAAAGTTTGGATTTAAAGAGAATGCACAGGAAGTTGTTGATGCAGTAGTTGGTGGTGGTATTGATATTTACAACAGTGTTGTATCACTACCTAAGTTATTAGATAAAAGGTTCTATCAACCTACAGATCCTAGTAACCCATGGAAGTATGACTCTCCTCTATTAATAAAGAATGCCCCTATTACTGAAACAAGATGGGGTAAGTTTTTAAGAACTGGTGTTGAATTTGTTGGTGGTACACTTGCTGCTGGCAAATTAGTCTGGGGTGCTAGAGGACTTAAAGGAATAGCTGCTGTAGCTAAAGGTTCAAGACTAGGTCGAGTTGGAATGTCTGCTGTATCTGGTGGAACTTACGATTTCGTAAGTAACCAGTCACAGGAAACCAACATGGCAAGGGTTCTTGTAGATACTTTTCCTAAATATGCTGGAGTATTTGAACCATTAGCGACGACTGAAACTATGTCGCCTTTTAGAAAATCTTTGCTAAATATAGGTGAAGGATTAGGTTTTGGAACTTCTTTAGATTTAACTTTTGAAGCTATTGGCTTAGGTGTTAAAGCATACGGTAAAAGTGCTAAGAAATCACAGAAAGCTATTACTGGTAATAAAGATGATTTACTTAAAGCTTTAGATGAAAGTGTTGAAATAGAGAATGTAGCTAAAGAAGCTGCTGTACTTAAAGGTGCGAAAGCAGTTTTTGATAAAGCTGAATATCGTAAATACACTAATAAAACTAAAAAGGCTGGAATAGAGCCACTAACAAAAGCACAGTTTCTTAAAAGGAATAAAGGTTGGGAAAGATTAGATCCCGAGCTACAGATGCAAAAGATGTCTGAGTTTGCTGAAAAGAATGAGATTGATTTTGGTCCTAACTATGACTTCACAAGAAGAGCTAGGAAGCAAGGTGAAGCAAACATGGAACTCCAGAAAGAACAACTTGAGTATGATGTAGCTGCTGGTAAACCTAGAGAAAACCCTGCTTACTATAAAGGTGGAGATATAACTGATAACCAAGCACTAACATCTACAGATAATCCTGTTGAAGGTGTTAGAGATATGATCGAGATTCGTAATAATCCTACTCAGAAGTATGGTTCTCCTAGAGGTTCCATGACGGAAGCAAACATTCGTAGAACTGAATATACAGCTCCCGGAATGATGTTAGAGGAGATTAATTCTCTTAGTAAAACATTGCAAGCTAGTCCATCTTTTCAAAGATTATCTAGCAAAGTAACTAATGATTCTCTAGATAAAGATCTTAAAAGAACAGCTGTTGATATCTTGAAATTTATGGATAACTCAGGTCATTCCAGATTAATGGATATACCAGAAGATGATGTCCTTAAATTTATTGGAGATCCTAGAGCTGCTACAGAACTTGTTGATGGTGATGTAGTTAATTATTTAAGTCCTGTTCAGCTTAGAGCTGTTGACTTAATAAGAGGTCAGTTATTATTTGAAGCTAGAGATTTATCTAAGGCTGCACTTAGTGTTGCTGACAAGATAGATGTATCTGCTAACGGTTCATTATTAGATGGAATATTAGCTAGACATTCTGCACTAGGAAGACTAAGAAAAGAAGCTAGTTTAGCTAGTTCTGCTGAACTTAGATCATATGGAGCTGGTAAGAAAGAGATCATTGCTAGAGCATCTGATGGAGCTGCTGCTGAAATGGCTGCTGTTAAAGAGGTACTTAAGAATGACCCTGACAATGCTTTACTAGAAGGTTATTTACATTTCACTGCTGCAAGCAATGGTAGTGCTCAAACATTTAAAGATTTTAATGAGTTCTTTAAACGTAAGCTTAGAGGATATAAGCAAGGTGATGTATATCAAAGGAACGCAATACTAAACGAGATGTCAACAATGGGTATTAACTCTATGTTGTCTGGTCCTAAAACACCTGTACGTGCATTAGTAGGTACTGGTATGGGAACTGTTATGCGTCCTGTTGCAACCATGCTTGGTGCTATTGGTAGATCTGATGACACTGTTATGAGAGGAGCATTCCAAAATATTGGTGGAATGGTTGAAGCTAGAAATGAAGCATGGCGTAAAGCTGTAGCTGATTTCCAGTCTTACAACATGAATGAAGAAGGATTTAGAGGATTTATAAAAAATAAGAAAGACCAAGAATGGGAACAGATGATGTCTTGGGCAGCTACATATGGAACTGCTGGCGATAGAGCTAGTGCTAAGTTTGCAGATGCTCTTAGAGGTATTAATAAGATTCCTGTATTTAACTATGGTCCTAGAATTATGAGGTCAATGGATACCTTTTTTACTCAAATAATAGGTAGAGGTAGACAAAGACAACTAGCTTTCGAGAATGTATATAAAAAAATAAATGATAAGGGTTTAGTTGTATCTGATGCAGATCTAGATGATTTAGTCAGGGCAGCTGAAGTAGATTTTGAAGGAAAAGTATTTGATGGTGATGGACGTCTAACTGATGAGATGGCAAAGTTTGCTGCTGATGAAGCCAAGCTAACTCAGGAGCTAACAGGATTTGCTAAGTCATTAGACAAGATGTTTGATCAAGCACCGTTCTTTAGACCTTTCTTCCTGTTTGCAAGAACTGGTGTTAACGCTTTGACTATGACATCAAAATACACACCTATTCTTAACTCATTTATTAAAGAACATTCTGACATCATGAGTAAGTCTTGGGACCATCCCGACTTATTACAGTATGGAATTAAAACAGCTAGTGATCATGAAATAGCAAAAGCTACTATGCGTGGAAGACAAGCTATAAGTTATGGCTTTACCAGTATGGTTGCTTGGGCTGCATTAAACGGAAATATTACAGGTAATGGACCTCCTGATAGAGGACTAAGAAGTACATGGCAATCATTTGGTTGGCAACCTAGATCAATAAAGATTGGTGATTCTTATGTTAGTTATGAATCCTTAGAACCATTTAATGGAATCCTTGGTTTTGTAGCTGATATAGTCGACTCTCAAAAAGTTATGGGAGACGAGTGGACTGCTAATAATTTTGGTAAGGTTTCATATATTTTGCAGGCAAATATAGTTAACAAGTCATTCTTGGCTGGATTACTACAGCTATCTGATCTATTAACCTCACAAGGTGCTGATGCTCCTAGAGTTGCAGCTAACTTTGTAAACAACCAGATACCACTTGGTTCTATGCGTAACGAGATTGGTAAATTACTTTCTCCCGGTATGCGTGAATTAGAGTCAGGATTCTGGCAAAGTATAGGTAATAGAAACTTATGGGCTGATGTAGTTACAAAAGGTCAAATGCTTCCATATAGGTATGACCAGTTAAATGGAGAAATACTAAGAGATTGGCAACCTATTACAAGACTTACTAACGCAATATTACCTTTCAACGTAAACATAGGAACTTCTAATGAAACAAGAGAACTTCTATTTAGAAGTGGAGTTAATTTAAAGCAAACATTTAATACTGGACCTAATGGTGAAAATTTAGAAGGTCATCCTGATCTTAAATCTAAGTTCCAGTTCTATATGGGACAGGAAAATGTTGAAGCTGAAATAACTGAATTTTTCAATAAGTTTCCTCAGATGAAGCAATCCATCCTTGAGATGGAAAAAGATAGAACAGCTGGTGAAAATTACGAACCACGTAATACATTACATGCTGATCAATTAAGAAATATTTTGAGAAACGCGAAACGTAGAGCTTGGACTTCTTTATTACATGATGAGGAGACTGGTACAAAAGCACAGATACTTTCTGAAGAACATGAACTTGGTTTACTCGGAGATAGAGCAAGAATACGGGGCGACTACGAAACTGAAAATAAAACTAAACGTGCTATCGAAAACATTAAAAACCTACCCAAATAAATAATCCGCCCAGTCAAACACTTTTTTAGCGTAAATGGCTGTCACACAAACTCAATACACAGGGAACGGGAATACCGTTCTATACTCTTTTACATTTCCATATTTAGCAACAACAGACGTTAAGGTTAAAATTAACGGTGTTACGCAAGCGACAACTGAATACTCTCTCGCCAACGCTACAACAGTACAAATGAACTCAGCTCCAGCTAATGGAGCTACTGTCTTAATATTCCGAGATACAGATAACGACAATAAAAAGGCGACATTCTATCCCGGATCTGCAATTAAGGCTGAAGATTTAAACGACAATATAGACCAGATTTTATACGTTGCTCAAGAGGTTGATAACAACGCTATGAGCACACTTGGTGATGATGCTATGCAAGGTGACTTAAGCCTTGGTAATAACAAAATCACTAACCTTGGTAATCCCAGTAGCGGAACTGATGGTGTTAACAAAAACACATTAAATTCAACTATTGATACTGCTATAGAATCTGATGTCTTAGTCGGTACTGATTTATCAAAATCTGCGAGTGGTGGTCAAGTCACTATAAATCACAATGTTAGTGGTGCAAACACAACCATTAATAACAGTGGTGGGAATGTTGTACAAGATATAACTATCTCAGCTCAGGGTCACGTTACATCGGCTGGTTCTGTCAATTTAGACAACAGATACTACACCG